AGATCCTGATTGGGATGATGATAATAAAAAAAATAAAAAAAGAGTTGCATACTGGCGAGTTTAATGGTATAATAGTATTATAAACATGGGAAGGTGTAATGAATGAATTGTCTACATTTGACAAATCGAAAATCTTTACAGAATACCCTCCAGAAAATCAAATTGAATTATACGATCCAAACATTGCAATTTATTTAAAACTTGAAAAAGACAAAGAAAGCCAACATAATCAGAGAGAAGAGAGGTTTATATAATGGCGACAGAAAAAAATCCATTTGAACAGATGCCACAGGATGCACCAAATGTTGTGCCTATGGAAGCTGTCAAAGAAACAGAAAATACTGAAACGACTTTTGAATTATCAGATGATGGGGGAGTCATTGTTAATTTTGATCAGTCTACAGAAATTGAAACAGAACGATCTGCAACACAATGGTATAGTAATATTGCAGATAACTTAGATAATGATTCTCTAACATTTATTTCTAATGAAGTATTAGATAACTTTCAAGCTGATAAAGATTCCAGAGGCGATTGGGAATCTATGTTTGAAAGAGGTTTTGATTTATTAGGATTAAAACTTGAAGATGCTAGTGAACCTTTTGAAGGTGCGTGTACAGCAGTTCACCCCCTACTGATAGAATCTGCAGTCAAGTTCCAAGCAAAAGCTTCACAAGAATTATTCCCATCTGGTGGTCCTGTTAAATCACAGATACTTGGTACACAATCTGTTCAAAAACAAGAACAAGCTAATCGTGTTCAAAACTTTATGAACTATCAGCTAACTGAACAGATGCCAGAATACTTTGATGAAATGGAAAGAATGCTTTTTCATTTACCATTAATAGGTTCTGCCTTTAAAAAAGTTTATTATGATGCAAATTTAAAAAGACCTGTATCTGAGTTTATACCAATAGATCAATTTTATGTATCATACAATGCATCTGATTTACGTAAAGCTGATAGATATACACATGTAATTTATAAAAATCCAATTGATATGTACAAAGATTTAGAATCTGGAATATATTCTAATATAGAATTACCAGAAGCAACTAATCCAAATCCAAGTTCTTTTGCATCTAAGATGGATACTATATTAGGATTATCTCCTACAAGTGATTCTGATCCACAATATGTTTTATTAGAACAACATGTTCAATTAGATATTCCTGATCCTGAAACGGAAGAAGGACAGTTTGCTCCATATATTGTAACTGTTGAAGAGCAATCAAGACAGATATTAAGTATTCGTAGAAATTATGAACCTGATGATCCTAACAAAGAAAAACGAATCCATTTTGTACATTATAGATTTGTTCCAGGATTTGGGTTCTATGGTCTTGGTCTTATACACTTCTTAGGTAATTTAACTATGACAGCTACAGCAGCAATGCGTAACCTCGTAGATGCTGGACAGTTCTCAAATTTACCAGGAGGCTTTAAGGCTAAAGGAGTAAGAATGGTTGGTGATAACGAACCTATTGCTCCAGGTGAGTTCAAGGAGGTTGAAGCAACTGGTATAGATCTCTCAAAGGCTATTATACCTCTCCCTTATAAAGAGCCTTCCTCAACACTATATCAAATGCTACAATTTGTAACTACTGCTGGTCAGAAGTTTGCAGACAGCACAGAACAAATAGTTTCTGATGCTGCCTCCTATGGACCTGTTGGAACTACTATGGCTTTAATAGAAGCATCAAGTAAGTTCTTCTCAGCAATTCACAAAAGACTACACAAAGCTCAACGTAATGAATTTAAAATTATTGCACAAATAGATTATGATTACTTACCTACAGAATATCCATATGATGTTCCAAATGAAAGTCGAAGTATTTTCAAAAAAGATTTTGATGGAGCTGTAGATGTAGTTCCAGTAAGTGATCCAAATATACCAAGTAATGCTCATAGAATGATGTTAGCAAATATGGCATTACAAATGGCACAACAATCTCCACCAGGAATGTTTAATCTTGAAGCATTAAATAGAACAATACTTAATGCTGCTAATATGCCTAACATGGAAGAGATACTTCCACCAGAACCTAAACCACAACCTATGGACCCTGTATCAGATATAATGGCTGCAACAAAAGGTTTACCAATTGCTGCATTTCCAGGACAAAACCATGATGCACATATCCAAGTAAAGATGGCATACTTACAAGATCCAATGAATGGTGCTAATCCTATTATGCAAAGATTACGTCCAGTTCTTGAAGCGAATGTACAAGAACATTCTATAATGAAATACCAAGAACAAATGAGTGGAGTAACTGGAGTGATGATGGAACAATTACCACAAGCACAAAATAATCCAACAGCAATTGAAGCTGTAATGGCTGCTGCTGCTCAAGATGTATTAAATGCTAATATGGCTGCAGGACAAGCTCAATCACCTGAACAACAAATGGTTGCATTAGAACAAGCAAGAGTTGAAGTTGAGAAAGAAAAATTAAAACTTGATGCTGTAACAGAAAATGCTGAGATGGCTATTAACATGCAAGAGCTTGAATTAAAACGTCAACAACAAATGATTGATGCTCAACAAGCTGGCATTAATATTTTAGCAAGAGAAGAAAAAGCTACTGCTGATAGAACAAGTAAAGAAGCTTTAAAACAATTAGATGTTATGGCTAAGATGGCTATTGAAGAAGAAAGAATGCAATTAGAACAACAAAAAATGCTTACAGATGCTGCTGTTAAACAAGCTGAAATAGAATCAAAAGATAAACAAATAAACTTAAAAGCTTTAGAAGCTGCAGAAAAAATTGGACAACAAGACGAAAAAGATGAAGCACAATTAACATTACAACTAATGCAACAACTAGACAAGGAGAAATAATATGCCACAATATGGAGCAGTACATTATCCTAATGACGGAGCAGGTTCACCTAGATTACAAAAAGGTTCTGTAGAAGTTAAAGATAATAATGCAAAAAATAAATTTGGTATAAATGATCATGTTCCCAATGGACGAGATACTTTTGGAGATCCTGTAAAAAAGAATGCTACAGGTTTTGATAAAAGAGATTGTCTACGAGGTGATCCTGAATCTCAAACAAATTATTAATTTTACTAGGGATTTATATACAACTTATCGACTGCCCTAGCAGACAAGCCAAGACGATAAGTTTAATTTTCTAAGGAGGAAAAAATGGCGAACTCAACATTTAATGGACCTATTAGGTCTGAAGGAGGATTCAAACAGATATCCTTATCAAACGGAGTAGCAACCGATAACTTTACTATTGATTCAAGTGGTAATGTATCTGGTACTGGTACTATGAAAATGACAGGTGCTACTAATTCTGTTGGAGTTATTGAAAGTATTACTGCTGCAACAAAATCTGTAGAAACTTCAGACTCAGGTACAACTTATCTTTTAAATAGAGCAGCAGGTATTGTTGTAACTTTACCAACTGCAGCAGCAGGATTAAATTATACATTTATTGTTGGTACAACATTTACTGGTACTTTTAGTCTTGATGGAGCATCTGCTAATGATATTTATACAGCATCTTCAAATTTACTTATTTGGGATAAAGATGCACCAGGAACTGTAAGTGCTAAACAATTTTATGCTGATGGTTCAGATGATGATAAAATTGTAATGGATGCTGATACTAAAGGTCGTTTTATTGGTGGCAAAATTAACTGTGTAGGTATTGCTACTGGTGGACAAGGAAGTGCTACTGCTGTATGGCATGTAGACGGAATCGTTTATGGTGATGGTACATTAGCAACACCATTTGCTTAATATTAATATAATATAGAAAGGATATATTATGTGGAAATCACCTAATATAAAAGAAATATCTGTAGGTCTTGAGATTAACTGTTACGCATGTGCAGAAATTTAATCAATGGATATATGGGATGAAGTAGTCGAAGCTTATAGTGAGGAAATTATGAATTTAAAAAATCAATTAGGTTCAGGATCTGCAGAAGATCATTCTCACTATAGGCAACTTGTTGGCTCTATCTATGGTATAGAATGGGCTAAACAAAATTTAAAAGATATAATTAAAAAACGAACTTATGCTGAAGAGGATGATGACTAATGCAACAAGTAGCTTTAGAAAAAGGTATAAAGAATGATCTGTGGATTACAGATGATGATCAGAAAGATCCAGGAGTTTTACCAGACCTTCCTGGTTATCATATTCTTGTAAGACCTATTAGTATAAAAGAAACAACAAAAGGTGGTATACTCTTACCTGATTCAACAAGAGAAGATATATCATATTTAACTACAGTTGGAAGAGTATTAAAACTTGGTGAGTTAGCTTATCAAGATCCAGATAAATTTCCAAATGGTGCATGGTGTAAGAAGAATGATTACATTGCCTATGGTAAACATGTAGGACAAAAATTATTTTATAAAGGAGTTAGACTATTATTATTATTTGATGATCAAGTAATTATGAAAGTTGAAGATCCTACAGATTTAGATCCTACATTTAATTTAACAAAAGGTTCATTTTAAACTTGCATTATAGGAAAAAGTATGGTATAATATAAGTAATAACAATAATACGTAATGCGTTTGTGTCGTATACAACGGAGGATAACATGGCAGACAAAGAAGAATGGAATGAAATAGAAGTTCCTGAAACAGAAAATAAACAAGAAGATAAAGTGCAGTATGAAGTAGAAGGTGAAGAGAATGAAAAAGTTGAAGCTTCTTCGCCTACTAAAGCAGAAGAGAAAACAAAACAACCAGAAGTTAAACAAGAAGAAACTCCTGAAGAATTAAAAGGAATTGAAACTGAAGGTGCTCAAAAAAGAATAAGGCAACTTATTCGTCAAAGAAAAGAACGAGATGAGCAAATTCAAAAATTAATTCAACAAAATGAAAATTTACAAAAATCAACTACAAAACAAAAAGAAGAGTTTCATAAAGTTAGTAAACTAAATTTAGATGCAACTGAAAAACAATTAAATGATAAAGTTGAGTTAGCAAGAAATTCTTATTTAGAAGCTTTTGAAAGTCAAGATAAAGAAAAACTTTTAAAGGCTCAAGAAGCTTTAAATGAAGCTCAAGTAGATTTAAAGAATTTAACAATAACACGAGGTCAATTTCCAGACGAGCAACCACAACCAGAACAACCACAAGTTGCACCACAACAACCAATGCAACCTGCTCCAGATCCAAGAGCACAAGATTGGGCTGCAAATAATGAATGGTTTGGAAAAGATAATATTATGACAGCATCTGCATTAGCTATTGATGCTGAATTAAAAAATGAAGGATATACACCAGAAGATCCTGATTTTTATACAGAGATTGATAAAAGAATTACAGCAGCATTTCCTCATAAATTTAAAACAGAAGAACCTGTTGCTGAAAAAGAAATTCGTACAGATGGTCCGTCAACACCATCTCAAGTTGTAGCAGGGAGTTCACGTTCCTCTCCTAACTCTAAAAAAGTTAAACTATCTCA